TGTCTGCTTTGTATTGATCGTAGACAGTAGTTTATCCCTTAACCAGACATAGGTAAAAAAAGTCTCACCATTTCTGCCGTAATTAGGGTTTTCTGATTCTTTCTCCGCGCCCAATACTTCGAGCCATCGGTGCGCGTTTGTGTGAATATCCAGAGTTTTGCACTCCGACCGAAGCATTCCGGACTCCAACAGGGCCGGGGTCATTACGCGCCGGACATGCCTCGTCAGGCTAAGCGCTATATCCGGCCAGCGGTCTGTCCCGAAGGCCCACACCTGCCAGTTGCCAGGATGGGTAATCGCGGCGCCAATCGCCGCTATGGGTTCGTTGCCGAGACCGGCTACCCAGGAAAACTCCCCCCAGGACATCACGGCTTCGGCCAGGTCTTCTGCTGAGTCGTCCCACCGTAGCGCGAAAAGTTCCTGCCGGTCCCTCTCCCGCATCCTGTCTACGATGTACCGGACATCGACCGGGTTCAGCTTAGCCAGTTTCATTGCCACTGTAGTGAATCGCTATGTTAGTGAGTTTATGGTAGCCGGGGCCGACGCTTTTCAGACGGATGGATATGTGGGAACTCATGCCGACCATGCCCACGCGCATACGTGAAAAGCTGGGGCCGCCGAAGATTCCTATTTCTTCCTCTACTTCTGGCTGCTCCGGGTCCGTTGCGATCCATACCTGCCATACCCCCTGACACCCGATGTCTACTCCGAGCCAATTCTTGTGCATCGCCGGGTCGCCCGCATCCATGAACGGGGTGCGAACCTCAACCTCTGCGTCGTCGTATTGCCGGTTGTCTACTCCGCCGTAGCGGTAAACGTCGTCCCCGACGCGGAACCACACGCGCCCCTGAGCAAGCGTCACATCGTCTATCTTTCCGGGCAGATCATAGGTAGACCACGCGGACACGCTGGAGCCCTGGAAAAACGAGAACACGTACATGCGCTCGGCCATGGCCACCCAGTACCGGCCGTCTGTCGGTTCGACGATGGCGACGGCGCTCTGCGCGTCCTCGTTCGTCTGCTGGAGTACAAAGTCCACCAGCTCCTGGTCAATGGGGTTGCCTACGTCTGCGGCGCTTGCCAGGTTCGAGCTGTCCCGAGCCCGCAGCGACCGGACGCCGGATTCGGACAGGAAGAACACATCTTGGTCGCCAAACGACGCAACGGTGCGGGGCGACACGGTGCCGATGTTGTTAAGAACCTGAATGAGCTGCTTGTCTTCCGGCGCCGGGCCGACAGACCATATCTGTACGTAGCGCCGCGAGAATATAGCGATCCGGTTCTGGTAGGTGCCGACGGCCACGACCTGGTCGTTCGATCCGTCCTGCGTAGACATATCAATCAGCCCGGCGTTTACCACGCTGGCTTCGCTGCTGTCCCACGCAGTAGGGTCGGACACGCCGACCGGGCCGTCGCTGATGTCGAATCCTGTGTACCGCAGCACCCGCTGGGCCGCCCCGTACATCTGGTCCGCCACGGTCTTCACGAAGGTGGCAACGGCCGTCTGGTACAGGGATGCCTCGAACAGCTCTGACGGATACGCCCCCGAGTCGTCTGCGTCCAAGGTGACGGTGTAGTACGCGAACGGCTCCTGTACTCCGCCGCCAGTGTCGGTGATCGCGATTCTGTCTACCTGCGCGGCGCCAGGCTCTGCGTCTACGCCACCGGACAGCGCCGACGGAGCGGAAACAGTAACCGTACCGCCCGGGGTGACTGTTACGGCCCAGCCGTTCGGCTGGGCGCTTGGCTCTGCGGCGGCGATAGTGACTGTCGCCCCGGCGGCGGTAGCCGTGTACTCGGGAACAGAGCCGAACTGGTTGATGCGCTCGGCGGTTTTAGCGGCGGTGTTCTCGTTGCTTGTCGTCCAGTCTACCGGGATGCCCAGTACCTCAACGCCGTTGATCTCGATGGATTCCAGGGTGTTTTCGCCCGGCGTAAGATTGCCCCCGGTAATCGAAAAGCTGGCGGTTGCCGCAACCGGCGCAACCGGCGCAACGGCGGCCTGCACCGTTGACACCTGCAAGTCCCAAAGCGCGTCGGACACTTTGGCGGCTGTTGTGGTGAAGGGCTCCCCCGTCGGGCCGGTAATCAGAATCCGGGCTTCGGTGTCTGTGTCTGGCTCGTTGAGCCCGATGTACGCGCCGGACCTGCGGTTTATCTCGGCGACCAGTGCAGACGCCAACTCGGCGCGGCTGGCGGCCAGGGTGGTCACGCCGTCCCATGACGAAACGCGCTGGTCTCCGTAGAAGTGGCCGATGCGTCCGTGGTTGAACCGGATAACGGCGTAGGAAACGCCGCTAAAGTTGTCCGCAGACAGTACGCTTTCGATTACTTCGTCTGGATCACCTGTCAGGCTTACCTGGTAGTAGACAACAGACGGCGGAAGCCCCACCGGCCGGGCACCGACGCCGTAGACGACAAGCTGTCCGTCTGCGCTGTGTAGCCCTTTGGTTCCGGCGGGGAGTGTGAATACTTTCTCGAAGGATTTGCGCTGCTCAATCTCGCCGCCCCGGGTAACGTGCCCGTTGATCAAACGGCGAAGCGAGCCCGGCGGCGCGGTAAAGTCAGACTTACGAACGTCTTGGCCGCCTTCAAAGTCATTTATCAACAAATAGGGCACGGCCTACCTCTTATCGTCTTGGTGCGCGTACTCTGGTAGTCGGTCCGCTGCTACCTCTGTCGCTGGAAGCCTGGATCGGCCAGACGCCGTTTTTAGACTGCTTGGCTTTCATGCGATCAAAACGGGAGACGGCCTGCTGAAGTTTCATCTGTGCGTCGGGGGACTTCTGTTTTTCCAGCCACTCCGCCGCCGCGAACAGGACGATCATCTGGTCGTCCAGATCAATAACGTCTGTCTCCTGGACCGGGGCGACGAACGTCTTCCGTCCGTAGGCGCGGAACTTGCCGCCGCTGGATTCCGGAATCGGCCATACCTCGAACTGGTCGTCCTCGTAGGCCACCCACGAATAGACAGGGTCGGAGCGCTGCCCGGAGTCGGAGTCGTAGCTTTCGTAGTCTTCCGGACTGATGCCGTAGCGAATCGGGTGCCAGGTTTCGGTGCCTACTTCCTGGAATACCACCTTCTCGATGTCCTCGAAAAGCAGCTCCGGGAAAAACGAGTAGTACCGCTCTCCTGCCTGCATAGGCTTGTCGCGGTAGATACGCAAGTGCGGCCAGGGGTGTTCGTCCCACAGCCGCTCGTACTGCCGGGAAAGCGTTCGCCGTAGCGCACTCTCGATGTTCTTCGACAGCGCTGGGGACGAAGCCAAATAGGTTTCGTCTCTCAGAGCCTCGATAAGCTGGGCGAACGTCTTTCCTCGGGCCATCTACTTAAACCTCGGGTGGGCCTGCCATATCTTCAAGCGAAGGCGCGTCTACGTCGTCCTTCTTGGCCGGAGCTTTCCTGCCGGACTTTACCTTCGCCGCGTCTACTTCCGGGTGGTCTACCCCGATGTCGGCCAAGGTTACAGGCAGCCTTGGCACCTTGCCAAAAAGCTCGTCAATAAGACCGGCCTTAGACCGATAGGCGAGTTTCAGGCGGGCTACCTCGTCTTTGGTCGCCACCTTGTTCATCTTTACCGGGATGATATTCGATACTGTGTCTTCGCCGCCGTGGATATGGCGGAGCAGAACGATCTCTGCGACGGTTACGGTTTTGCCGCAGACCACGGAATTACGGTCGCTGGCGATGCTGATGTCGGCTTTGCAAACTTGCATAGGGGTGTTCTCCTGGGTAATTAGACAGCAAAAAGACAGCCCCCCAAAAGGAGCTGTCTACTTCGCTTACGCGACCTCGATTACCATTGATGTGTTGAGCTGTCGGCCAATCATGGCACCGGCCCAAGTCACTGAACGGTAGACGACCATCTTGTCGTGCGGACGAGCCGGGAAGTGCTTCTTCATATCCTCGCCCTCGATGGGGCACAACTTGATGTTGTTGGTGTCAATGAAGTAGCAGAACTTGGCTTTGCCCAGTACGTCCAGCGTCGGGTCGTACTCGAAGGTACCGAGACCACGAATGCTGATAGTACCGATGCCTACGTCCACATCCTTGTTGAAGCCGGACTGGGTGTAGACACCTTTGGCGTCCACTTCCTGCTCTAGCGCGTCGAGGAAGTCCGCACCGCACATGATCTTGAACTTCGGCTTACCGTAACGGGTGAGCTGACGAACTTTCTTGCGGAGCGCTTTAATAAGCGCACTGCTCGCCACATCGGACGTAACCGCGCCTTCGCCGCCTGCCACACCGTTAGCGGCCGTCATGGCGATGTTTCGCCACAGCGGCTGCGTAGCGCGATCAATGCCACCGATTACGCCGACTGTCGGGTTCTCAGCAATGAAATACTGAATACCGGCGACCTCTTTCGCGTCCTGGGTGCCGTCGCCCCACAGCATAGTGTTCATGCCGTCGGACCAGCCCTCGGTCATGTCTTGCAGTTTCACCTCAAGAATGTTCGCAAGCGCGGTCGTCTCTCGCT